ACGATCCAGCAGGGTATGTCTCCTGCCGAAGCTGCTGGCTTTGGCTCCGCTGTTGCTTCTGAGTTCGACTCTACCGTCAAGAAGTTTACAGACCTGACGGTTCAGAGGAACAAGGAATACCTTGAAGGGAACACCTTCAACCACCTTCTGAGCATTGGCGAAACCAACAAGAGCCTTCCGGCCAATGAACGTGCCTTGAAGATGAAGACTGAAGGTCTTGATCAATACCGCTTCAATATGTTTGCGAACGGTAAGGAACAGAACGACCTCCTTCTCAAGGCAATCAAGTACTATGCAGACAACGGTCAGACCGACATGGTCGAGGCCCTGTCTAAGATGCCTCGCGGTATCAAAGGGGAGGTCCCTGCGCTCTATGACAACCCGGACTACCGGGAAGCCATCGACCTCGCGAAGGCCACTGGTGACAAGAAGTGGGTTGAACTCAACAACGCATCGAAGATCGACTTCAACGACAAGCAAGCTGAAATCCTCAAGTCAGGGGATATGGCTGCACTCCAGAAGCTCTACGAGACGCATGAGTACTCCAAGCGTCTGCCTGACGGTACCCGTAACACGGAGTTCAATACCGCCAGAGATGCACTGAAGGCCAACATCGTCACTGAAACCTCCAAGGCCCAGGTCCAAAGTCAGGAAATCATGCTGGCTGGTCAGGTGGCTCTCAACTTTGAGAATGGCATCTCAGGTCAGTCCTATGACGACAAGACCATCATCACCTCCGATGGGAAGGAAGTTGTCATCAAGGGCAAGGATGTTGCTCAGAAGGCTACCGATGCTCTGATCGATAAGAAGTATGAAGCTGCAATGAAGGCTGATGAAGAGGCCCGCGCACAAGGGAAAGAACCTGTTGCGATGGCTGCTACTGACGCTACCGTGGCCCGTAAGGCAGCTTACACCCCGCAGAAGATCACCGCGTGGGAGAAGACCAACGACACTGCGCTCACTCAGATCAACGCCTTCGCTCTAGAGCAAGGGCAGATGACCCCTAATATCGACCGTGCGTACAAGCTGTGGCTTAACACACGCGACAACCGTGAGGTCTATCTCGCCAAGGGTGGCAACAACGCTGAGAAGCTGGACACTCTGTTCTCTGCTACTCAGGTCCTAGTCGAAGGTGGGCAGTCCCCCGAAGCTGCGCTGGCTGCTGTCGCCCGCACTGATCCGAACACCAAGCGTGTCAATGATCGTGTGGCTGATGCTACCCGCATCCGTCCTGATCTGGAAGCTGCCCGCAACCAGTTGCCCATCAAGGTAGCTGCTGCGGCTGATGCTGAGACCCGCATCCTCATTGCCAACAATGTCGATCCTGTCACCGCATACGAGAAGACTAACACCAAGTATGCTGAGCGTGTGGTCGAGATCGATGTCGGGGGTACGTTCCCGTCGAAGATCACCTACCCCGCAGGGATGACTGACCCCACCGAAAGGGAGAAGTTCAAGCAGGGTGTCACCAACATCCTCATCCACAACAGAGAAGCAGCCCCCTCGCAGGATCGTCCTATCGATCCCGATACGCTGTCTGTGGTGGACAATGGTGATGGTACCTACTCCATCACTGAAGATGGTCTGCCTGTTCCTACCTTCCTCCGTCACAGGGGTGGAGATAGTGATCAGCAGGGTGTCAACCGCTTCACTCTGGAAGACGTTGATCGTGAGCTTCAGTACATTGATGCACAGGAAGCAGCCAAGACCAAGAGGGAACAGGTTGATCCCATCACAGGCTCTCAGGAGTCGGCGTTTGTCTCCGAAGGTCGGAAGATCGTTGATGGTGTATCCAGCATGTTCTCAAGCGGTGGCAAGGAAGAACCCAAGCCGCAGCCTAAGCAGGAAGAGAGCATCCTCAAGGGACTGAATGATGTCCCTGAGAAGGCTTATGGTGCCATGACGGGCAATGATCTGAGGAAGCTCAGTGACACTCGTCTGAGGACCATCATGGAACTCGACAAGCAAGGCAAGCTTGAGACGCGAGGCTTCGTGAACTCCAAGACCATCAAGGAGGAATATGGGGTGCGTGTCCGTAAAATCTGGAAGGAACAGGGCTACACTTCGGCAGACATTCCAGAAGTTGAAGCCTCTGCTAAGAGGAAGGGATTTAAGGATGCACTTCAGTTTGGATTGGCAGTGAAAGCTGTAGACGATGCTACTGTGGTCGCTGACGGGAAGGTATCTTGGTACGCGCTGGAGACAGTGCAAGCGGCCATGACTAGATGGTCTACCGATGATCCCGCAGAGGCCGTGAGGCTTCTTCGGAAGAACAATGTGAAATACGACAACGTAGAATCCGACAAGTAAGGAACACTAATGGCTAACGTATATCCTACCCAACAGGAACTTGTGGACTACATCCGCAAGACTGCCCCTGCCAAAGGCATCAACCCCGATGTCGCGGTAGCGGTTGCCGATGCGGAGGGGCTTAAGGCTAACCCCGCTGAAGGCTGGCAGTCGCGGATTGTCAACAAGCAGGGTGTGCGTGAGCCTTCCTTTGGTGTCTACCAACTCTACATGGGCGGGGGTCTCGGCAACGAGTTCCAGAAAGCTACGGGCCTTGACCCCTCTGACCCTCGTAACGTCTATGCTGGTATCGACTTCGCTCTCGACCATGTCTCCAAGAAGGGCTGGTCTGCATTCCACGGAGCCAAGAACAACGGCATTGGAGAATGGGATGGCGTCCTATCGATGGACAAGGGTGTCCCCCGGTTCCGCGCATCCACACCTCAGACAGCGGAAGCTGCCACCAATCCCGGCTTAGGCGCTCCCGCTATCACAATCCCGCCAGGTGCAGGGGTGACGGAACCTGTCACGGGTGCCGTCCCCGGTATGCAGCAAGCCCCTGCCGACATGAACTATGAAGGTGGCGTCTACCCCGTCACCCAAACCAATACCCAAGCCTACGTCAGGAACCAGAACTTCCGCTCTATGGCGGGACTTCCGGTGGGTGAGGTGTCCTACGGTGAAACGTGGCAAGCTGCACAGGACAAGCTCCTGTTCACCAACGAGTTCTCTCGCCTCTCCAAGTCGTGGAGCTTCCAGAACGATCCGAACTGGAACCGCGAGAAGGAACTCCCCGCCATCCTGAAGAACGTCCCCACGGACTATTGGCACAGGTTCGCCAACGTCAACTCCGCTATCCATGCTGAGTGGACCCTTGAACAGGTAGCCAAGGAACAGAAGTGGGATGCCACCATCGCAGCCAATGGCTGGACGGGTGTTGGCTCGAGTATGTTCTTTGAGGTCTTCAACCCGATGACCCTCGCTGGTGGCGTGGGTGCTGAGCTTGCGGCCACTCGCATGATTGGTGGTGCGCTCAAGGCTACCCGTGCCGCCCGTATGGCCCGCTCCGGTCTCACTGGCCTAGCTGGCAACGTAGGGTCCGAAGCTGCCCTCGACGCCGTCGATAGCCGTAGGCACACCGCTATGGACTACAGCATCGCTGCTGGTGCTGGTTTCCTTCTCGGCGGTGCGCTCGGCATCTTCAACCGTGGCAAAGCTCCCGTCGATCACCAGAATAACCGTCAGTTGATGGCGGTGGGCCGACAGGTCCTCATGGGTGAAAATGGTGGCTCCGCTGGTGCAGCCTACGCTCCGTCCTCCCGCATGACCGACAACGCCGCTGGCGCTGAGGTCGGCATGGATTGGGCAGACATCCCTGATGCTGAACCTAGCATGGGCCGAAAGATCGGTAATGTTCTGTCTAACCTCCCACTAGTGCGAAATATCGTATCCCCCATAACCAAAGCAGAACGCCTTGGTGCTACGGCATTCAGTCTAGTGCGTGGCCTTCTGCCTGACCCACGTGGCGCGAGAGGTCGTGAAGTTGTCCAGATGTCAGTTGTCGAAGATCGGCAGATGACCATCCAGGCGCTGATCGGCAAGTGGCAGACTGTCATGGAACCTCAGTACGACAAGTGGGCCAAGCGCACACTCAGTGGTAATGAACGTGCCAAGTATGAGGCTGGCTTTAACGACACCGCGAGAGAGAAGTTCACGCGGCTTGTCGATGACTACGTATGGGAGACTGATGCCATCAAGCGTGAAGCCTTTGATCCTGAAGTGAAGCTGGCTGGTGATGAACACGCCCGCATCATGGAAGAGACGGGCCGCATCATGTACGAGCTTGGGATGATCAAGGACATTGAAATCCCCAATGCTCCCATCACCGAAGAATACGAAGAGGTTGTTCCGGTTACCAAAGAGGTGACCAAGACTGAAGACACTGGCATTCGTACCTATGAAGGCTCACTAGAAACCTTCCACGGATATAGCGACAGACCCACTCTCCCGCGCCGCGAGTTTACTCAGGCTGAAAAGCAAGCTGAGTTAGATGCCTATATCAAGAGGTATAACAACCCGAACAAGCTGACAGTTTGGGCTGAACCTCCGAAGGACATCGCTGAGGCTGAGGCTCTTGGCTGGTTTGAAGGTGGATTTACCCCACTGGATGACAAGTGGACGAAGACGTTCCGCACAGGCACTACCAGAGACGAAGCTGGTCGATATGGTGACAGCGTATTTGGAGATGATAACACTGTCTATCTCGACGGTGATGGTAAGTGGATTGGTGGTCGTGTGGAGAGGTTCTCTGTTCAGGAAGCCATCCGCGTCTCCAACAACTTCAAGAATGCACTGGTCATCGAACCCGACAACTACGAGAAGGTACTGGACATTGTCTTCAAGTCCGAAGGAAAGATCGATGGCAAGTCAATTGCAGCATGGGCCAAGAAGAACGGACACGATGGTATCATCGTCAACGGCTTCGATCCTCTTGCTGACAAGATCGAAGAGATCAACGCTGGACTGATCAAGAAGTATGGCGATGGTACGGAAATCTTCCAAGACCAAGTCGCAGTCTTCGATCCCGCTACACTCACTCCGGGTAAACGGGTAAAGGTTGGAAAGGATGCTCCGCTCGGTACGGTAGGAAAGCAGATCAAGGGTAAGACCAAGACAGCTACCCGCACGTTCACGGAGAAGGTTGATGAGACTACTACGGTCAAGAAGACCCGTGAAGTCGAGCAACCCCCCACGATCATCAAGTGGGAACCTGATCAGCACTACTCACCCCTTCTGAAGGACGAAGCTCGTTTCCTAGAGATCAACGACAAGTTCGCTGAGGCCGACATCAAGCGTCTGGTTGAAGAAGCCTTCAAGCGAGATACGCCGAAACTGGAAGGTGCGCTTCTGCGGCGCATGGTGGATGGATATCTCGACAACCTTCGCAAGGCCAACTTCAACATCCGTGACCCGATGGAACGGATCATGGCTGCTACGGATCGTAATCAGATCAGGGCATTCCTGGCCGAAGACTTGGGGATCACCGACACCGCACTGGTGGATGAGTTCCTGAACCTTCCGGGGATCAAGAAGCTGTCCGACAAGGGTGCAGCCACTCCCCGTCTCAAGCGTCGAGCCTTCAGCAATGAGGGCTACATGATGAAGATGAAGCTCCCCTACCGCGATGGGTACACGGGGAAGCGCGTCTCACCTGACGGAGAAGAACTGTCCATCCGTGATTTCTTCATTCGGAATGCTGATCACCAGATGCAACGCTACATCAGCGATGTCTCAGGTCCCATTGCTCTTGCCAAGTTCAAGATCAGGGACGGCAAGACGGGTGACATGGTCATGGACGGTATCCGCAGTGATGCCGATTGGGCGAAGTACAAGGAGATGATCATTTCCAGTTCAAGGGCTGAGAAGCCCAACGCTGGTACGGACATCAACGACCTCATCGAAGAACTCGACTACGTCTATAACATCGTTGCCAAGAATGGTGCATCCAATCCGCGCATGGCTAAGGTTGGTCGAAGGATCAATCAGACCATGTTCAATCTGCTTATGCAGAACTTGGGTGTGAACTCCATTCAGGAAGTCGCTAACACCATCGCCACCACCAGCGTCATCAATACCTTCAAGGGTGTTCCCGCCATGAGGCGTATGCTGGACGAGGCTGGCCGTAGCGTCCCCGTAGACAAGGTGCGTAGGGAGCTTGAGGCTCTCATGGGTGTGGGACACAAGAACCTTCTTGGGTCTGAACACTATGTAGCCAAGGCCAACCGAACTGGCGACGAGAACATCAGTGGTGCGTTGGGTGAAACCTTCGACTACGCCAACGGCAAGGTTCAGTCGGCTGTGATGAAGGCCAGTGGCTTCCAGTACATCGACAACAAGCTCCAGATCGGTGCCGTCCAAGCGATGGCATTCGAGTTTGAAGACATGGCTAAGAAGTACGCTGCGAAGCTAGATGCTGAAACATTCAAAGTGGATGATCTCAGCAACGGCTTCTTCAAGGCACAGGATGCCAAGCGTATGCGTGGCCTTGGTATGGACGATGCAAAGCTCACCAAGGTACTCAACAACATCCGTAAGCACGGAATGGAACTGGAGAAGTGGGATGCAGCCAGTGTGGCTGACTTCCGCCTTGCCCTACACCGCTACTACCGTAGGGCAATCCAGCAGCAGGACGTAGGCAACCTATCGCGGTGGCTCTCACATCCTGTCGCCAAGGTCATGCTTGCCTTCCGCAGCTTCATGCTGGTGGGTATGGACAAGCAGTTCCTCTACGGACTGAACCACTTTGATGGCCGTCAGGCTTGGCAGTGGACGCTCAACGTTGCTCTCGCTGGCTCCGTCTGGTACCTCTATCAGAAGGCGCTTTCAATGGGGCAGAAGAACCCCGAAGAGTACATGAAGAGGAAGTTTGGTGAACCTGGTTCCTACCAGTTCTATGCTTCGCTCGGCGCTGCTGGCTTCGCTAGGTCGGGCTTCTCGACTGTAGTCCCGTCCATTTGGGACACCTTCGCTCCCGCCGCTGGTCTTCCTGCCTTCAACTCCAGAACCTCTGGCACCTCCATGTCTGCCTTGTGGGGCGCTCCGTTCATGTCGGAGGGTGACAACATCCTGAAGTCTATCGGGATCGGTGCCACCCTGCTGACAGAGGACAGGCAGTTGTCTCGCAGTGAGTTGAACACACTCTACAGGACCTTCTTGGGCAACCACTTTGCTCCGCTCATCCTGCAAGGTCTCGCAACCCAAGACAGGGCGGAACTACCGCCTCGTACAAAGTAACTTACGGAGGGAGGTAACTCTCCCTCCAACCCACCAAAGGAACATGAATGGCTAACAGCTTTGTGCAGTACACTGGCAACGGTTCGCTGCGGGACTACTCCGTCCCCTTCGGCTACCTCGACAAGAGCCATGTGAAGGTCTACGTCAGCAACAGCGTCACCACTGCCTTCACCTGGACTTCATCCAGCCAGATCAGGTTTAATACTGCACCGTCCAACGGTTCAGTCATCCTGATCCGCAGACAGACTACGACTACCCCTCTTGTGGACTTCACAGCCAAGTCACGCTGGCAGACCACTGATCTCAACCTCTCGACCAAACAGGCCATCTACATTGCTGAGGAAGCTGAGGAATGGGCAGCGGCTTGGTACACTGGCGCTGGCGCTCCTGCCAGCACTCTTGGTAACGAGGGTGACTTCTACATCGACACGACCGCTGGCAACCTGTACCGCAAGGGACCATCTAGCTGGTCTGTTCTCCGCTCCGTCATCGGCCCTGCGGGTGCCACTGGTCCTCAGGGTCCTGCTGGCGCAACGGGTGCCACTGGTCCTCAGGGTCCTGCTGGTCCTGCTGGCGAAGGCGTCCGTATTCTCGGCTCCGTTGCTGGTGTCGGTAGCCTTCCGTCTTCCGGTAACACTCCCGGTGACGGCTACCTCATCGGTGGCGACCTCTATGTGTGGGGCGGTTCCTCTTGGACCAACGTAGGCAACATCACTGGACCTCAGGGTCCTGTTGGTCCCACTGGACCTCAGGGCATTCAGGGTCCTCAGGGTGCTACGGGTCTTACGGGTCCTCAGGGTCCTGCTGGTCCCACGGGGCCGACAGGCTCTACAGGTCCCACTGGTCCTGCTGGCGTTGATGGTGCTACGTGGCTTTCCGGTGCTGGCGCTCCTAGCGGTGGCGTGGGTGTGGTCAATGACTTCTACCTGAACACCACCAACGGGGACTACCACAAGAAGACGGGTGCCTCTACGTGGACGCTTCAGGGCAACCTCACTGGTCCTACAGGTCCTACGGGTCCTACTGGTGCCACTGGTGCTACGGGTGCTACTGGTCCTCAGGGCCTTCAGGGTAACGTAGGTGCTACGGGTGCCACTGGCGCTCCCGGTATCGACGGTGGTATCAAGTACACGTTCTCGACCACTGTAACCGACAGTGATCCCGGCTCGGGGTCCATGCGGTTCAACAGTTCAACCATCGGGGCTGTGTCGCAGTTGTTCGTGGACAACAACGATGCCGATGCCAATGCAATGTCGGCGTGGCTCGACACGTTCGATGACAGCACCTCCACTGGTAACCGTGGCTTCATCTACATCCGTCAACAGGCCACTGGCACCGTCACGATCTTCCAGGTCAACGGCACTGTGGTCGATGGTACTGGCTATCGCAAAATCCCGGTCTCCTATGTGGCTGGTGCTATCCCTGCGAACGCCTCCACCATCTTCATGTTCTTCGCTCGTACTGGCAACCAAGGTACCGCTGGCTCCGGTTCTGGTGACATGCTGGCGTCCGTCTACGATACCAACTCGAATGGTAAGGTGGACGTTGCTGAGAGTGCGGATGCTGTTGCGTGGACCAACGTCACTGGCAAGCCCTCGACCTTCACGCCTTCTACGCACTCGCATGTCACCAGTGATGTAACTGGTCTGGATACGGCGCTTGCTGGTAAAGCTGCATCGTCGCATACCCACGCTCAGTCCGACATCACGAACCTTGTGACTGATCTGGCTGGCAAGGCTGCTACATCCCACACGCACACCATCGCCAACGTGACGGGCCTTCAGACGGCACTCGACGGCAAGCAAGCTGCTAACACCATGCTTGACGAACTTGCGGCGCTGGCTGATCCCAACGCTACGCGACTGCTGTGGTGGAACGATACCACCAACAACCTCGAATGGCTGACGCTCGGTACGAACCTGTCGATCACCACAGGCACCATCAATGCCACCTTCTCTGGTGGTACGTGGGGTTCGATCACGGGTACGCTGTCCTCGCAGACTGACCTTCAGACGGCGCTGAACGGTAAGCAGAACCAAGATGGTGATCTCGACGCCATCGCTGCACTTGCTGGTACCTCAGGCTTCCTGAAGAAGACTGCCGCGAATACGTGGACGCTGGATACTAACACGTACAGCACCACTGGACACACCCACGCCCAATCTGAAGTCACCAACTTGGTGTCTGATCTTGCGGCAAAGGCTCCACTCGTATCTCCGTCTCTCACTGGTACGCCTACGGCCCCGGCTGCTTCTGCCTACACAGACACTACTCAGATCGCTACGACCTCGAATGTTGTCGCGACTGTGAAGACTGTGCCTGAGAATGCTCAGACGGGTACGACCTACACGCTGGTGCTGGCGGATGCTGGTAAGCTGGTGACCCTCAGCAACGCTGCGGCCATCACGCTGACCGTACCTACCAACGCCTCTGTGGCATTCCCTGTCGGTACTCGTATCGATCTTGCACAGTGGGGTGCTGGTCAGGTCACCGTTGGTGGCGCTGGTGTCACGTTCCGTTCCTCTGGTTCGAAGCTTAAGCTTACTGGTCAGTACTCAGGTGCCACTCTGTGGAAGAAGGGTACGGACGAGTGGCTTCTTGTTGGAGACATTACGACCTAATGATCATCAAGAACACGCTACTCGCAACGACACTTGCAAGTGGTTTGATTGTTCCGGCAGCGGCGGGGGTTTATCTCCCGCCTAAGCCCGCTATCGTCAAGCCTGAGAATTTGGACTTCTCCAAGAACTTGCTGGCTATGCCGTTCACTCTCGGGATGTTGAAGGGGAACTCAGTAGCAGTCTCCAACATCTCGTTCATCAGTGCTGTTTCCGCAGCATCCACCTCAGTCACTCTTGGTACCCACGCTGCTGGTGACATCATCATCATCTTTGCGGGTCGAGCGGCAAGCTCAACTCCACCAACGCTTCCTTCGGGTTGGACAAACATCAACTCAGGCGGTTCCTCTACTGCCAGCATTCGTATCGGATACAAGGTTGCCGCTTCCAGTTCCGAAACATCTGGTACATGGACCAACGCTTCCCGTGTCTGTGCTGTTGTATACAGGGGTGTTTCGTCTATCGGAACATCTGGAGTGGCAGCAGCTAATACTGTCACTAGTGCGACGACCCCGGCGCTAACCCTCACTGTTACCAACAATACATCGTGGGTGGTAGGTGGGTGGTCAGTTAACCAGTCAGCTACAGGAACACCTGACGCACCATCAGGAACCACATCAAGACTGAATGCAAACAACCTACGAGCTTGGGATAGCGGTGCAGCGGTCTCTGGATCGACCTTTGGTTCCACATCATCAACGATGTCTTCTCAGTCGTTTGCTGGTGGCGCTGTAGAACTCGTATCAACGTAAGGAGACACTCATGCCTCTTTCTATGGGGATGCTTAAAAGCCCCAGTAATATTGGCGGATCGGCTCCTGTCATTGCTTCCTACGCGACCTACGGAAGCAGCACTGCTACAACCTCTCACGCTATCCCCATGCCTTCAGGCATCGTAGCTGGTGACCTTCTCGTTATCCTTTTCGGCACCGCTGATAGCGTCACACACACCATGCCTTCGGGATGGACTACGCACGTAGGTGTGGCCTTCAGTGGCTTCACTGGTGTCACCCTAGCCACCTACAAGATTGCCACCGGGTCCGAAGGTAGTACAGCTACGATCACGACAAGTGCCAACGCCAGAGATGCCGCAGTTGCTCTGAGGATCACAGGTGGTCGGTCAGGACTAGTCAACAATACAGACTACGCAACATTCGGCGCAGTACTCGGCAATACATCAACTCCCAACCCCGGCAGCGTCACGCCAGCGTGGGGTTCAGCAAACAACCTTTGGCTACAGGCGCTAGGGATGAGAAGCAACAGCGTCTCAGTCAGTGCCTATCCAACTGGCTATACCCTTGGTCAGATTGTTGCCAGCACTTCTGGTGGCGTCTCAAACTACAGGATCGCTGTGTCTGGGAAACAGCTTCTCGCCGCGACAGAAGACGCTGATGCGTACACACTCAGTGGATCGACAGCCTGTAACTTCCTCTCCCCCGTCATCCGCCCACCCTCATAACACATAGGACCCCTCTCGAATGAACCTAAACCCTAACCTCCTACAGGTCTTGACTGACCTTGGTGTAGATAGAGCCGAACTTGAGATGCTGAAGGGGCGTATGTTGTCTTCGGTGTCTTCGCTTCAGGCAAGGCTCACCTCCCTTGATGTGCAGCTTGCCGTCCTGTCTGAACAGCGTAGTCAAGTCGCCAAGGAACTCATGGAAGCTAACGTCACCGTTGGTAAGCTTATCTCCGGTGAGTAATGGAACAGTGGCAGATCGAAGTAGCGGAACGCCTCGCCCGCATTGAAGCCAACCAGGAATACATGAAGGCCAACATCAAGGACCTTCCGCAGTCTGCACAGTGTATCAAAGAGATCGCTGCGCTGAAGACGGAAGTCTCTGAGTTACGAGCCTTCAAGAACGAAGTGAAAGAGAAGATCGCCTACATCGGCGGTGTACTCGTACTGGCTGGTCTCTTCATCCCATACGCAATCAAGTGGGTGGTTGACCACCTACACTTCAGGTAACACATGGCTAAAGACAAACTGAAAGACATCTACGACCTTCTCGTTGACGAGATGGAGAAGATGCTCGTTGAGGGCAAGACTGTCGTGGCTGGCGATGAGATCAAGAAGGTGTCCTGTGACGCCGCTACTCTCAACGTCATCCGCCAGTTCCTCAAGGACAACAACGTGGGCGGTGGTCCGGTGGAAAGCAACCCCGCCAACCGCCTCATCGACAAGCTCCCGTTCCCCAAAGATGCAGCAAAGGATGCACATCACTAATGCGCCAAGTCTCTTATACCCTCCCGCTTGAGGATGACATCGTGAAGATGCTCCCCGCTGGTACCTACCGCGTCACCCTCACTGGTCTCTCGGACAGCGGTGACACCGTCTCCGTCGAAGCCCGCAACTCGGCTGACAACGGATGGGATGCGGCTGTCACCTTTACCAAGACCGACAGCGGCAAGATCGGCTCCAAGACGGTGACCGTGAATGCCAACGGCAAGCTCCGCGCTCGGATCACTGGTGAGGTCATGCCCACCTCCGTCAAGGTCCGTATCTCGGCGTAAGCTAACGCTAGGCAATGCCGACTCAATAGGAAGGCCGTACAGGCCCTTCGATTGTACCAGGCTCCTACCCTAGCGCCCCCTCCCACGAAACCTGTCCTAGCCCCCTTTCTGGGCCGGGACGGGCCTATCTCGTCCCACCAGTAGGACCCTATGACACAAAGCGACCCTCTTAAGGAAGACTTCCGCAACTTCCTGTATGTAACGTGGAAGCATCTCAACCTCCCTGATCCCACCCCTCTCCAGTACGACTTCGCCCACTACCTCCAGCACGGCCCCAAGCGCCGCGTAGGGGAAGCCTTCCGTGGCATGGGGAAGTCGTGGGTGACCTCAGCCTTTGTGTGCTGGCGTCTGTACTGTGATCCTGACCGCAAGCTTCTCGTCATCTCGGCATCGAAGCAACGTGCCGATGACTTCTCAACCTTCACCCTGCGACTGATCTCCGAAATGGATATCCTCGCCCACCTGAGGCCCAAGGATGACCAACGCTTCTCCAAGATCGCCTTCGATGTGGGACCTAGCCGTGCTGCACACGCACCTAGTGTCAAGTCTCTGGGCATCACAAGTCAGCTTGCTGGCTCCCGTGCTAATGACATCATCGCTGATGACATTGAGGTTCCTAACAACTCAGACACCCAAGCCAAGCGAGACAAGCTGAAGGAACAGATCAAGGAGTTCGACGCCATCCTGTCTCCCGGCGACGATAACACCATCACCTTCCTTGGTACCCCTCAGACCGAACAGTCGATCTACAACGAGCTACCCAACCGTGGCTACGATCTTCGGATCTGGCCCGCTCGGTTCCCCAACGGGAAGCAGAGGGAGAAGTACGGTACCCACCTCGCCCCCATCATCAGCGACATGCTGGACAAGTATCCAGATATCGAAGGTGGACCTACGGACAAGGCAAGGTTCACCGATGCTGACCTGGTGGAGCGTGAAGCTTCCTATGGTCGGTCAGGCTTCAATCTTCAGTTCATGCTGGATACCAGCCTCAGCGATGAGGACAGATATCCGCTCAAGCTCCGCGACCTCATCGTCATCGACACGGACCTGAAGAAGGCTCCTGTTGATCTGGCGTGGGGGTCTTCACCCGAACTTGTCATCCCCGATGTCCCCAACGTGGGCATGACAGGGGATCGCTATCACAGGCCATTCTTCGTCTCCAATGATTGGACCCCTTACCAAGGTATCGTCATGGCTATCGATCCTTCTGGACGCGGTGGCGATGAGACTGCATACGCTGTGGTTGCTCACCTACACTCTCGCCTTTATGTGCTGGATTGTGGTGGCCTCCCCGGTGGCTACGACAACGCAACCCTCGAAGGTCTCAGTACCATCGCCAAGCGATACGAGGTCAACAAGATCATCGTTGAGCCAAACTTCGGTGATGGCATGTTCAACCGACTTCTAGCCCCCGTCCTCTTCAAGTTCCACCGCTGTGCCATCGAAGACACAGAGAGGTCGAACACTCAGAAGGAGCGGAGGATCATCGATACGCTGGAACCTGTGATGAACCAGCACCGTCTTGTGGTGAACAAGGGTCTCATCAAGAGGGACTACGACAGCACCGCTGACCGGAGACCTGAGGAAGTGAACAGGTTCAGGCTCATGTACCAGTTGACCAGGTTGACCAAGGACAAGGGTTCCCTTGCCAAGGATGACCGCATCGATGCCCTAGCCCTCGCAGTACATTACTGGCTCAATGTCCTTGAACAGGATGCTCAGCAAGCAGCCAGAGACCACAGGACCGCAGCACTGGAAGACATGCTGGAAGGGTGGTTCGACAGCACCAAGACTGCAAACATGCTCGGGATAGGTGTAAGCCCTTCATCCAACAAGGGAACCTGGGGAATTTAGACCCTTCACCCCTATATAACCGGAATGCCAATAGATATTTATAGTGGCCCCGGAGTGGCCCCCGAAGGGGAGACCTCAAGATGGAACCCCTCCCCCTCTCCCTAAGATATATCTTAAGGATGAGAGAGAGGGGGACATCTAAGATGCCACTATAGATACACTAGAGATGACTTAGGTGGGACTTAGGTGGACCTATAAGGGGAAGCTTAAGTGGCATTTCAGGTGGGATTAGGTGGGGTATAGTACTCCCGGCTGTTTTTCCAGGTGGACCTAAGGGGGTCCAATGTTTTGCTAAAAAGTCTGAAGTGGTATCGATATATAGGCGGCGGCGCAAGACCCCCCGCTACCCCCTCGAAATTGCGGGAAATGCGCCCATAGGTAGTAATTGTAACTGCCAGGATTACAGATTAACCCATTGAAATCATTAGGCCCAAAGGGATAGGACATCCCATGTGGTGCTAGGTGGACCATTGCTTTTCCTATGTGGACCATGCGGCTCGATCCGCTTGTGTGTTCCCTTATCTGTTGTTTTCCGCACCGTGCCACATAGGCTCCACCATCGCTCCACCATCGCTGCACATTATGCGGCGATTGCGTCACCTAATCTCCGCACCATCCATCCATCCACCATCGCTGCACCATCGCTGCACCATCGCTGCACCATCCATCCACCATCCATCCACCATCGCTGCACCATCGCTG